GTATAACTATACTAGCTATGTTGTTAGCTGTAGGAGCTGTGTTTGTAATATTAACAGTTATAGTTTGAGTACCAGTTATATTATTACTTTGTACAGCTCTTATAGTTAAAGTATAAGTATCTCTTGAAGCATTGTTATGAAAAGCAAAGTTTGTTGCAGTTCTTAACATGTAATCTTGTTTTATGTTAGTTGGTATATTAGATAAATCACTACCAGACCAAGCTGTTATAACATTGTTAGCTACTTGAATAACTTTAGTTGCTTTTATTAATTCATTATTATTAGCAGTGCTACCCCAACTAGGATAATATACTACTCTATAAAAACCATCTGTATCAAAAGCTGATGGTAAATTAGCTGCTTGATCTGTAAAGTTGTTAGTACCAGCAAGTATATTTCTTATATTTTTCCAAGGTAATCTAACAACTGTACCACCTGTTGATAAGTTAAAATTATGAGCATTTAAAGCTGAGTTTTGTGCTGTAGATATTTTAACATAACTTTTATCATCTTCGTATGCTATAGAAAATTTACCTAAATCATTACCATCACTAAAATCATTACTACAAGATATTATCTCGTAATTATTTATTGTTACACCTGAGTTATTTGGATCATATACTGTTGCACTGAAAACACCTATTTGAGCATGTGGATAATTAACACTGAATTTAGCTTCTTCTAATACGTTAGCTGAAGTAGCCGCTGTAAAACTATTAACTTTAAAAGTAGGTGTTATTTGTATATTTGTAGGCCCTTGATTAGCAAAATCACAGTGCTCATTTAAGTCTCTAACTAAACCACAAGTACTTGTTTCGTAATATATATCTATATTTGATTCAAAAGGTTTTGTTTCAAAAACAGTCAAACCTTTGTCTTTTGCGTTTGGATAACCAAAAGGCATATTAGCAAAATTATTATTTGTTGTTCTAATAGCATCGTTTATATTTATATTAGTAGCAGCTGTAGTGCCAGTAGTACCACTTCCTATTGTAGAAACATCAAACTCACCTTGAACATTAACTGGTTCGTTATATAAGTTTGGTATTTCTGCAACTAAAGGGTTTTTGTGATTATCAGCTAAAAAGCTATAAGGCCTAGGTCTATCTTCATAAAAAGAATCTTGAACATTACCAGCGCCATCATCTCTTTTAGCATTTGATAAACTTGACAAACTTTGATCTATAGCTGAACCTATGCTTAAAACAGGTATATAACCTTGTACTACATCTAAATCTGTTTGATTAGTAGAAACAGAGTCAAAATGTCTACCGTTATTTGCTGTGTTTGATTGTACTACTTTAGGATATAACTTTACTTCAGAACCTGCAAGACCAACACCTGAGTCAGTAACTAACCTACCAAAGCCATCTATTTCACCAAAATCTTTACCATCATCATTGAATCCTTTTACTGATCTAGGTACTTTATTAATATTGTCATTTGTTAAAGAAAACCAACTTCTTGACTCTGTATCTGTGGTGAATCTACCTTTTATGTGTTGATCTCTATAACCTGACATAGGAAGATTTGCATTATCTCCAAAACTAGTTGTTGCGTCATTAGCACTCCAGTTTACCATGGGATGCTGAGTATATACGTTGTAGTAATCTTGCTCAACTTGCTTTACAACCATTCTCCAAGAATACCAACCATTTGGTCTTGATAATCTATCAAAAGTTTTTGAATTTTCTACTATTCTAGAGTCTGTAAACTCTACCGATAAAGCTTGTCCATATGAAACACCACTTGTGCTCCAACTATACGCGCCGCTGTGTTTATTACTTAAGTTAGCTAATACAGCATCAACAGTATGTGTATCAGATAAATTATCTACTTTATAAGTTGATGGTATAACCGGTGATGTTCTACCGTATCTATCAACTAAAACTATACCTACTTGATAAGTTCTTCTTGATTTTATATTATGATATTTGTACTGCTCGTGGTTGTGAAAATAATGACCAACAGAAGCGGCTGTGTAGCTCTGCTCTCCTTGGCCTTTTGGTCCACTTGTTACAAAAAACTTAATTCCTTTTTTATTATCTTCATCTCTAGGTAAATCATAACCTAATGTTATATTTCCATAAACAAGTCTACTACCGACAACTTCTTGAGCTTTTGCTCTAACAGGAGCGTTATCACCAACTCTTATTAATTGTTTTTCTGGTAAAACTTTAAATGGATCTTTTGCTAAATAAGTATATTCTACAGTTTGTCTATAATAATAACCACCACCTGTAGCTCTTTTTTGTTTGTATCTGCCAAAAGTTAAACCACTTGTATTTACTAAATCTATAGTGTCTACTATTTTTATGGAACTAGTACCAGCTTCTCTTAAAAGTATTTCAATGCTATCTATTTTTAAAGCATTACTATAACTTGTGGCGCTTACATAACCAGGAGTTGTTTCATGTTCTGTAACAGTTAAATTCCCGTTATTGTTTGATACTGTTGGTATTGGTACACGCATAACAACTTTGTCGTAAGCATTTTGCATTATAGGCACTTCGTTATGAGTATAAATATATTGAGCGCTAGCACTAACAACAGGCTCTGGAGCAGTTGTTTTAGAAGCAGACCCAAAGTTTATATTACCAGAGTTTAAAGGCTTAAAAACATTTTGTGTAAAAGGTGATATAATAGAATATGTATTATCATTATATTTATATCTATAAGCAAACCTAATAAATTTTTCACGCATATACTCAGACTTAGTATGCTGAGTGTTGCTAGTAGGATCTGTTGTTACTAAAGTATATGTGTCACCTTTATTAGCATCTGATGACGCTTCATTTGATTTATGTAGAAAAACTGGTAAAAAAGGCGCTACTTTTGCTACAGATATTTTTTCTTCACAATTATAATAACCTGCGTCTGATTTAGCTGTTTCTATATTTATGTATCTAGGTTGATTATAATTATCAGTCCAGTATAAAAAATCACCAATAACATTTACACCTGTAATATGATGAGTTGTTGTAAAATTTAAAAAAGCACCAGAAGCTAAATAGTGAATAGTACCAGTGTTTTCTCTCATAACTATTCTACAGTTTTGATCATCAGTGCCATCAGCTCTTTCCATAGCGTTTATATTAGCACTTGTGTTATTAGAAGTAAAGTTAGTTATAAACCAAAATATTCTTTGTTTCGCAACATCAACACAAGAGCCAATACACTGGCCATCATCTATAACATTATTACCTAAACCAAGAGACGCAGTATTAACAAGCTCATTACCTCTAACATTTTCAATAGCTCCAACGTCAGAATCTTCACTATTAGTTACAAGTATATTTTGTGCTTTTCTATACTCACCTTTAGGTATAAGTCTTTCATCAAGGTCTAAATTCATTTTACCCTTGACAAACATGTTTTTTAATTGCGCCATTTAATTAGTGTTTTATATGTTTAGACTTACCTCTCATTACTTGTGTAAGCTCTCCTACTTTTAAATTAGATAATCTAATTTTAGCGTTACGCATTGCAGCTCTTCTTGATCTTCTGTATCTATTAATTATAAACTCTGGAATACCTATTCTAGTGCTTAATAAATTATATAAAATACTTTGATACATAGCATCTTCTGCGAATTTATGTATTTTCATTTCATTATCAGTTGCTAAACCGTCTGAAATATATTTAAACGTGATTAATTTATCTTTTAAATTACTACTAAAAGATATTTTACCGTTTGCTTCATCTATTATGAATAAACCATTTTCCTGCATGTTTTCAGGATTACCACCATATCTTTGGCCAATATTGCCTATTTTTTCTGTGTGGTAATTAGTGTGATAAAAATAATCATTAGACTCTAGCGTTCCTGAAAGATTAGTAGCATCAAAATCTCTAAACCTTTCATTTGTTAAAGCACTACCAACTAATAAGTTTTCATTAACGTCGTACAAGTAATCATAATCAGAGTCTTGTAATATTGCTTGAGTTGGTATTGAAGTATCTCTTGAAGGATATATTATGTGTTCTATACCAGCATTGTCAACCCAAGATAATCTAACATAATTAACATAGTCTTGAGGCATTGGTATACTTAAGCTTGGTGGTAATTCTAATTCTTGTATTTTTTCTACTCTTGATATATCATAAGCAAACTCTTGTATACATCTTTTTGCTTGAAATAAAACTTCAGATCTTTTTGCTGTGTTTACTAGTTTACCATCACCCACATATCCTATCATAAAGTTTCCAACTATATCTTTTAGCGATATATATCTATAATCTCCTAATACTTGATTGTTTAATATTAAATCTATTATAGCATTACTAGGTATACCACTAGCATTTGTTAACGCTGTTGTATTAAAATTAGATGTTATAGCATTAAAAGTCAATGTAGCTACTCCATTTACTACAGCATAAGTATAATTACTTTGCACTTGAGTTTCACCGTTTATAGTTACAGTAAAATCATTTATTGAGTCAGGTGTATACGGAAAATTAGACGATATAGTAAAAATAGCATTATTTATACTATAGTTTAATCCATTTGAACCTGTATAGTTATGAGTAGCACCATCTGATCCGTCCCATTGATACTTGCTTTTATAATAATGTAAAGGTGTTGCGTTTAGTAATGACATGTTTATTGTGCTTTAATTGCTGCTTGCGCTTGCATAGCTCTAGCAGTGTATGATAATATATCTTGTGATTTAATTACAATACCAGCGCCAGCTAAAATACCCATAATAAGCATAGTTTCTTCTGATGGATGTAATTCAAAATTTGTTGAACCTTGCGTTGTTCCTGCGTGCGTACTAGCATTGTAAACTGTTGCGTCGTAAACGTTAGTTCCATATGTTGAGTTTACTGTATACCCAAATCTAGGCTCTGTAGGTATTCTAATGTAATCTACACTTATTGTATCTGTTGTTGCTGGAGATACAACTATAGATGTAGCACCTGTAGCAGCTGTTGTAGTTTTATAATATACAGGAAAGTCTTTTGATGGTTTTGTTAGAGGTGAAGATAATATATATGAAAGTTCGTTTTTATCAACCTCTTCTAGTGAAAGTGTTTTGTCTAGCATATTTACATCTATTAACTTAAATACGTTACTAGGTAACGAATAAGGTGGGCCAGACAAAGTAGAGGTTGCATAAAATACCTCTATTTTTTCTTTAATTTTTTCTGGTAAATCAGCATATCCAGCGTTTATTCTACCAAGGTTATCCATTGATAAAAATTTATTATACTCTGCAAAGGCTAACTCTAATAAGTTTAACTGAGCTTGTTTAGCTATTTTGTTAAATTCATCAGGTGTTAAAAATCCTCTTTGCTCTTTGTTTAGTATTGATAAAACTGATTTATATACTGTATTTACGTTTATCATAATTTCTTTTTATTTATAAAGTGGTCACCTTATAGAGATGACCACTCTATAAAATGATTTTATTTTAATTTTTTCTCTACTGATTTTAACACTTTTAATCCTTCATCTGTTTTAAACCAAGCGGCTAAAGCAGTGTAAGGGTGTTCATCAAAAGGTACTTCAAATAGTTTTCTTTTTTCTTTACCAGCTGTAAACGTTCTATTATCTTCAGACAATTGTAATATATTAGCTTCAACAGCTTTTATACCTAAATTTCTAAGACTAACATCTTCATCTTTAGCTAGTTTTAAGAATAATTCTGGGTTTTCTCTAGCAAATATTAAAGTATCTCTTCTAAGCTCCTTAGATTTCATCTTATTAACGTTAGAACCGATCTCTGCACGCATTATAGCTTCCATTTGCTCAACTTCCATCTCTGCAGCTGCATTTAAAGCATCTATTTCTAGTTCAAATATATCTAAATCAGCTTCTGCATCAACTTCATTGTCTACTTCTCTATAAACTAAGTTTTTGTCAGGGTGATATATAGATAACAACTGTTGTAAAACTGTGTTTTCTTTTTCAACAAATAAGATCCCGTCTCTAAATATAATATGTCCAGGTCTTACTCTTCCTTTAAACTCATCTACAAAAGGTGTTTTTTGATTAACAGCGTATGCCATTTCTCTTTGATACCCCTTATCCTCGTCAAACCAATAAAGGTTTTTTCTTTTCATTATTCTTACGATAGGTCTATTGCTTCCAGTAAGCTCATACATCCTATCTTTTACCTCCCATTTAGGAGATTTTTTTGTTTTATTTTCCATGATATAATATAATTAAATAGTTAAAATAAAGGGCTAGGCGCCGAAGCGCCTAACTCTTTAAAAAAAATGATTATCTGAATAATACGAAGTTATTCGCTCCTTGAGCAACGATACATCTTTCAGATAAATAGTGTACTTTCATAGCATCAAGATCAGATGTCGCAGCACCTACAGATCCAGTTGTCCATTTTTTAAGTTTTCTATCATCTGCTTGAGACGCTCTATATCTTACATGTAAGAAAGGACGTCTGATGTTTTTACCAAGGTTCTCATCGTAGACACTAGTTGTTCCAGCTGGAACTAACATACCTTCGATTTTACCAACAGTAGCACCATCGTTTACTAAGAATCTAGTTGACTTGTTATTTAGATATTTCCAGTCAGTTTTGTAGAAGTCATAAGATGCTCTTCTAAAACCATTGAAACCTAAATTTAACGCCATATCCTCAGAGTTGTTAAACACACCGTAGTTTACACCACCAGCATAGTGTGAATTTACACCAGCTAATAAATCATCTACAGCTAAAGCAGCTTCTCTGTTTAAGAACATCATGTTCTCTTGAATACCACCTTGCTTATCTAACTCTTGTAAAAGAACGTCAAAGTCTTCAAGATCGTCGTTGTTAGAACCACCGTCAAACATACCCGCGTCACCAATAAGACCTCTTTCTTCTAAAGCAGCAAATAGACCTTGCGATCCAGTTCCTGTTGCTGTAGAGTTAGATCCAACTTCAACAGCTTCCATCATTGTCATTTCTAAATAATCTTCAAATCTTTTTTCTGTATCACCTGAAGACTTTAGGTACCATAAGTAACCTGATTGTCCAGCTTCACCAGAAACTTCAACCCAACCAATTGCAGCCGCGTCAGATCCATTGATCTGGAACTCGTCTTTAATAATCATTGGCTTGTTTTTGAAAGACTTAAACTCAGCTTCTACTCCGCCACCAAGTCCGCCAGTTCCTTTTTTGAAATCAGAACCATAAACGAAGAACTTAATAGGTTTTGCAGTACCACTTATGTTTGCAAAGTCACTAATGTTAGCAACATCATAAGGCTTAATAGTACAAGTTGCTCCATCAGCTGCAGCTACAGTAATTTGTCCTTTAAATACGTGCTTTACAGTGCCGTCTGTTACTTGACATACTACAGTTTGTCCTACTCTTACACTCATTGCAATGTCAGCACCACCAGAGTTGTCAATATCCTTAGGATTTGAAACAACACCATTAGTAGTGTTAACAGTTCCGTGATAAGCTAAATGTAATCTACCTTGCTCAGACCAAATTACTTGATCAGAAGACATAGGCATTTCTGCGCCAACCATTGCTAAGAATCCACCGATAGATCTGTCTCCATATCTTTCAATTTCAGCTTCGTATAGGTCAGGCAGATATTGTTGTGCCCATCCGCTGTTACGGATGTCTAGATAAGCACTATCAAGTGTTATCTTACTTTGAGCCGGCGAGACTAATCCCGCTGCACCTGGCCCTGAAAAATTTACTCCTGCCATTTTATTTAATGTTTAAAGTTTAATTAATAATTTTTAAGTTTAAATTTAAGCTTAGAACTATCGTCACCGCTAATTGCTCTGACTTTTATACCTCCAGTATCAACAACACCACTATCAGTTTTTCTAGCATCCATATTAATATTTTTGGCTTTACTAGTCATATCTTTAATAGCGTCTGCTTTACCTTGCTCATAAAAATGCGTTGCAATAGCATCTGCGTTTTTACCTGCAAATAATGTTTTATGGTAATCACTAGCGTTTGTTAACATGTTTTTCTCTCTATCTATATAAGGAGATAACCATTTTACAAACTCACTTTGATCTTCCTTAACACCTTGCACGTCTTTAACATTGTAGCGATATTTCTTGTCTCCAACTTTAAAATCAAAACCTTTGAAGTCTTCATTAAAAACTTTATCAGTCTGCTTGTTAAATAGTTTTTTTGCTTGTTGTTGTAGTTCGTTTGCTTGTTCCTGCTCTTTATTATAACGATTAAAGAAGTTAATAGCTTTCTGTTGTTCTTTGGTTAACTTAGACCCTAACTTAAGATCTTCGTAATATTTACCTTTCAAACCTTCCAGATGCTGTTTAGCTTCTGCAACCGCTTCTTTATAAGCAAGCTTTTTACGTTTTACGTCACGCGCCTCATCTATCTCTTCATCAAATGAAAAATTATCTTCCATTAAAAAAGATATTTCTTCTAAAGTTAAATGTGGCTTTGTTTTTTGATAATATTCTCTTAACAAGTTATTATCATCAAAATTTGAATAATCCTTATTGAGTTTGACGTAGTCCTCAATAGTTCCACCAGTCTCGTTCATAAACTGCACGAGTTTTTCAACATTTTCTGGTAGTTCCATTCCTGGAGTTTGTTCTTTTTGTACAGGTTCTTCAACCTCAACCTCTTCTTCTTTTACAGGTTTTGGTTCTTCATCTGTAATTTCTTCAAGAATTACTTCTTGCTTTTCTTCATTTTTTTCTTGCTTTTCTTGACTACTTTTTTCGTCATCTTGCTTTTCGTTTTCCCGTATGGCATCTTCTTTAATTTTAGGGTTAGACAAATCTACTTTATAATCTCCGTCCTCATTAAGAGGAGTTTTAGGTTTTTCTTCTTTTTTAGGTTCCTCAACCTTGTCAACAGTTTCTTCAACTGTATCTTGTGTAGTTTCTTCAACTACGTTTTCTTTTTCTTCCATAATATAATATAATTAAATAGTTAAAAATTACCTTGGCTCAAATTGTTCTAAACCAAAACCATCTAGGTTATCAAAACCTTTAGATTCAAAGTTTTTTGGGCCAGTGTTTCCTTTTCGCTGCTCTATCAACTCACTTTGTTGACTAGCTTGCATTTGTGTTCTTTTGTCTTTACGATCTTCTTTATTGTCCTCTCTACTCTTAATCACTTGCATTTCTTGTGTTTTTAACCTCATGTTTAGGTTAAATTCAAATTCCATTAACTCTTTTTTAATAGCAGCTTCTCTTTCCATTTTAGCAATATCAAATTGACTTTGAGCTTGCGCTATTTGAGTCTTAGTTTGAGCAAGTGCTTGTTGTTTTTGCATATCTGCAGCTGCAGCAGCTTCAGCAGCTCTACTGTTAGATTCTGTTTGAGCTTGTATATTTTCCATCTGCATTTTTCTATCAAGCTCTTGTTTTTTCTTTCTCCTAAGTTTTAAAAGTTGATTAGCTAGTTTTAAGTTTTTAACTTCACGTATATCAATAGCGTCTTCAAGATTTATTTGATCTTTCTGTATTGCCATTTGTATATTGTTTTCTAGCAATTGTTTTTCTTCTTCATCTGGCATTAAATCTAAATAAACACCAAAATCGTGCATATGTAATTGACTAACCTCTGTTAAAGTAGCAACATTAAATTTACCTAATGTATTTAAAAATTGTTGTTTTGTGTTAGAATATTCTAATACATCAGATATTCTAAGCGATAAACACTCAGCTGTTTTTAAAGTTAAATATAAACCAGCTTGTAATATGTGTCTTGTAGCTGTATTACTATTTGCAGCTGCCATTTTTTGTATACCTACTAAAGAATTACTATCAGGCATACTACCATCTCTTGCTTCGTTTAATCCAGTTACATCACGCATCATTTGCATGTAGTAATTATAGGTTTGTATTAAACTAGCTATTTTTTGATTACCACCACTAGATCTTAATTCTTGTATTGGAACTTTACCTTGATTAAAGTCACCATCTTGTGTCATTGATCTACCGATAACACTACCAGTTTGGAAGTACATGTTTAATGCTTCTTGTGGATTATAATTTGTGCCGTTACCTAAATCTATTTCAGCTATACCATCAGCATCCATGTAAACACCATCTGGTACTAATCTTGATAAAACTTGTTGAAGTTTTAAGTGTGTTATCTGTATCATGTCAGCAAAACTAGTCATTCTACCAACTAAAGACTCAGGTCTACCTTTATATAATCTTGGAGCACATATTTGATAAGACATTTTAACTTTTGTTAAATCAGCTTTTGGTCTTGTCATATTCTCTGCCATACCCCAGTCTAACATTTTATCATAACCAATAATCTTAGTACCACAGTAAAGAACTTCTATAGATCTGTCTAATTTTTTAAACCTTGATCTATCATCTTTTGGTGGATTAAAAGTATCATCTTTTTCTAATGCTTTATCATTACCGCTAGCTCCTTTTTTAATTTTATATACTTGCTTTGCGTAAGTTTTATATTCAAAGTTTAGTACATGTACAAAATTATCATCAGTTCTTGCTGTTCTATAAAAATCACCAGGTGAACCATCTTCTATTTCTTTTAGCTCTTCATTAGTTAGGTTTGGAAACCTTTTAGCTAAATCAGAAACGGCTACTCTTTCAACTTCACCAATATAATACAGGTCATCAAAATAAGGTGACTCAGTATAAGAGTAAACTATATCAACAGGATCAACATACTTTAACTTAACTCCATCAGAAACATTAAAGTAATTTTTAACACAAGCTATACCTAATACAGTTAAATCATAATCTAATCTTTTCTTTATTAAATCATAATCATTTAAATCAAATAAATTATTTATAGCTTCTTCTTCAGCTATCTCAATACTTTGTTTGTAGTTTAACTGCATATGCAAAGATAACTCTTCATTATTTTCTGGTAACTCATTTGGGCTTAAGTTTTCAGATTTAAACATAGGAACATTTAACTGAGCTTCTGCATCAGTATAAAACTCCTTGTTTTCCATATCTTTTACAATATCTTCAATATACTTAGTTCTTTTTGCCGCAGCAATTGGATCTTGTGAGTAAGCTTTTAGTTCATAAGATCTATCTGATATACCGTTTACTACTATATCCACAAACTTAGGTATAATAGGTACTGGTCTCCAGTCTAAATTAAGATAAGATAAATCACCATTTATAGATAATTCATCTTTATATTTTTGTACAGACTGTTCTCCTCTAGCATATAACTTTAAATCATTATATCTTTGTTTAGAGTGTATGTACTTATTTGTACCAGCGTCATTTTTAAACCACTCGTGTTCTATAGCTAAAGCGACTCGCTTGCCATATTCCATGCTTGCTTTCTCAGCATCTGAGACCGCGTTACTTGGAAAACTATGATTTTTTTGTGTAGTAATTGCCATTTATTCTATTATTTTCGACGTTACTCCTTTGTTATTATACTTAGATAATCCAAAAGAAATTTTTATACTTTTTTTATCAGCAACTGGTTTGTATAAGTTTCTATTACAAGCCATTATAGCTAACCCTGAGCTAATTGTTGCATCATATTTTGTTCTATTATTAATATCAAATCCAGACCAATCAGTTAAAGTTCTATTAAAATACATATCACCATAAGTGTGGTCTTCTTTTAAACCTATATATTTTTGTATATAAGTTTCTATAGCTGCGGCATGTGCTTGCCTTATATCTTCACTAGAATTAGGTATACCACCTATTTCTTTTTCAGCTGTTGATAATTTATTCCAAACTTTGTCAGGTCTGTTCATACTAAAGTTTCTATAACCTCTACGTTTAAAATAATATAATAATCTTGGTTTATTGTTTTCTGCAAGTATTGGCATACCATAAAAAACACAAGCCATTAAAACATCTTCAAAAAACATTTCAGCGGTTTGTGGTCTAGCTATATACTCTAAGAAAAAATGGTTTGGTGGTACATTTTCCATACTAAACTTAGTAAGTCCATGTAAAGATCCTTTTGATCCTTTATTATCTACAGTACCTGATATGTCGTAACTATCACAACCAAAAGCACCTACGTGCTCGTTACCAGGGTATTTTTTACCGTTACGAATAATAACATTGTTTTGCATGTTATTATCAGGAATCCAACTAACATAAAACCTACCATTTTGATTTGGTGCAAAAAACACTCTAGTGTCTTTCACGCCATTAACCCATTGAAAACTACCTTGAGTAACTAAATGTGTTTTAGTACTGTCGTTTATATAATCTATTTGTTCGTATATTTTTACTAAATTAAATATACT